CACCAAAAAGTCCATATAAATTTGGTAGTATGAAAAGCAGAGGTTTGCGTAAAGCAATAAATAAATGGACTATACAAAAAAATTTAAAAGGTGTCAGAGATGCTAAAGGTAGATTTGTACCAAGAAAAACAATGCAATTTTTAATATCAAGAAGCATTTATCTATCTGGTATTAAATCAACATTATTTTTTACAAGTCCTTATAACGAAGCATTAAAAAAGTTTTCGCAAAAATTTACAGAAGCTTTTGTGTTAGACGTAGAAAATAATTTTTTATATGGACAAAATAAATAGATATGGCAATAGTTAAATTACGCAGTCCAGTATATAGACAAGCAACACAATCAAGTGGTACAGTTGCTTCTGTAAAAATGGAGTTAAGTATTGATAGTACATTACGATACACAATTATTAAAGATGCTTCAGCAGGTGTGGCATCTGTTTTTGATATATCAGAATTGGCAAGGGATTATCTAGACCCTACAATAACACTAGACCCTGCAAGTTATCCACAAAACCAAGTATCAATATCTACATCAATAAAATTTTATCCACAAGCAAACGCAGGTGGTACACAAACAGGCAGTACACAACTTATAGCAGACAAAGGTGTAGATGGTTATGGTACATTTAGTGAGGGTGTAAATCCAGCAATAAGTCCAAACCAATTTGCTTTTTCTAAAGATTACGCTACCAATCAATATCATTTATATGTGCCAGTTGGTGAAGCTGGTGCATACCAATACTTTGATGGTACGGGTATAGAAACACAAGATTTTGCAAGTTCAGATACATCGGATTCGCAAACATTTGGTAGTGTAACGATTAACAGAATTGATTGTACAAAATATGGTAAGGGTACAAAAATAGTATTTATAAATAAATTTGGTGCATTACAAGAATTATGGTTTTTTCTAAAAAAAACACAAACAACAAACACTACAAGAGACCTA